CCTTCGTTTCCGTAAAGTGATGCAGGAATTAAATCTACAAGTCTTGCCATTTCACTGCTCACGTTTGCACTTGTTAAAGCTGCACCTGTTAATGGTGTACCTACTGCTGGTGCTGAACCTGCGATTAACTTCGCTTTAAGACCTAAATAAGAACCACTAACTGCTGTTCCGCTCCATATTGCAGTTTCTGTTGCAGCTGCTACTTTTTCAGCAACGTGTGCAATTAAGAAATCAGAAAACGTTTTAGGTAAAGTTCTAAAACCACTGTAACCCATTTCGGCAGTTTGCCAAGTTTGGAATAAATCTTTTTTACAAAGCTCAAGGTTTACTTGAAGTTCTTTTGTAGTTAAAACGCTTTCAGTAAGTGTTACGTCTCCTGTGTTTGTAAATGCGCAAGAAGCATCAACTACGATTGAACCTGTTGCTACTTTTTGAATTACTTGTTTGTAAGCAACGTTTGGAAGTATTGTTACTCCACCTTGCTCTAATGTTGGTGCGCTTAATAAAGCTGCTGCGATATACTTACCGGCAAATTCTCCTGCGTAAGTAGTACCTGTTGTTACTAATGCCATTTTTTAATTTTTTTTAATTGTTAATACTTATTTTAAATTACTTATTTTTTCTAAAATTGAGTCCATTGTTGTGCGTGGTCTCTTTGAACCATATTGAAAGTGTTCAACTTCGTTCGTGTTTTCAGGGTTAAACGCAATAGGTTTTACGTCTGCAAGTTCGGTTACTTCGTTTGTAACTTCGTCAACTTTAGACAACTTTTCTAATTGTGCTTTTAACTCTATATTTTCTTGTGTTAATTTTTCTATTTCTGCAAAGAACGTTTCTTTAACTACGCTTTCAATTGTCTTCTTTGCTGTTGGTGTTGCTTGTGCTTCAACTTCTTCTTCTACTTCTGGAGCTTCTTCAACAACTTCTTCTTCAGTTGCAACTTCTTTTATTTCTAAAATAATTCCTTCAACTTCTACAACTAAAATACGTCCGTCTTCTAATTCATATTCTCCAATTGGAACAGGTATTTTTTGTTCGTCTTCAGTTACAATAAAAACTTCTTTGTCAGTTTCAAAAGTGTCGGCTTCAAAAATTGTTATTCCGTCCATTAACTTCATTGTTTCCAATTTAACTTCCATTCCTAAAAGTGTTTTGATTTGATTAATTACGCTTGTTTTCATTTGTTTGATTTAGGTTATATTTATATAATTTAATTGTTTATTTTTTGTTGTATTTTCAAACTTAACGTCCTTGTCTTGTATAAGTTTTAGTATAATTTTTACTTGACTTTAATTTACTATTTCGTGTTTTTGCGTGTACTCCTGCACGTTTAACTTTCGGTTTTTTAAGATGAATTTTAACGTTAGTTTGCTTCGCCATTTAAAATAATTTCTTTTATTTTGTCCATTAAAATTTGCTCGTCATTTACTAAACTCATTTCGTATTTGTCCGCAAAATAACCTTCAATAGAAAATCCTTTTACTTCACCAAGTTTTACTTTGTTCCAAATTTCATCGTTGTTTACTTTCATAGAAATAACCCAAGTACCTTTTGGAAAATTAAATCCGTAGTTCGTGCTTTTGTCGTTTTTCCCTTCTGTAATCCAACTTTCGACAACCGACATTCCGTCTAACTTTTGTTTATGTTCTAAAGTTGCGTTGTTCTGGTTGCTATTCATAAAAAATAACTCACTTGCTTTTCTTACAGTTTCTTCAGAAAAGTAAATATAGTATTCTTCGTTCTTGTCGTTCTTGCGGTAAATTTGTTTGTTAGGTATTAAAGCCGCACCCATTAATATACGCTTTTCAGCATCAACTTCTTTTAACTCTATTTCGTGTTTTTTTAGTGCTATAAAGTCGCTTTCGATTGCAGGACTTGACACTACTGAAACTGCGTCTATTCCGCTTGTTTCGTCTTTTTCGTCAATTATTAATTCAACTATTCGCATAATATATTAATTAAATTATTGTTTGTTTGTTGTATTTTCTAACCGCCTAAAGTTGCGTTTGCTAATCTGTTTCTATCAAGTGCCTGTTGTGAAGTTACTTGTCCTGAAACAACGTATGCTTGTATTGGTTGTTGGTTTAAACTTGCTAACTGATTAACGCCACTTTGTCCAACTACGTTAAATTGTGGTGCGCTCATTGTTGGTACTGTTGCACCGCCACCACCACCACCACCACCGCCTGTGCTTGGTGTTTCTCCTCCTTCAAACTTTGATGCCGCTATTTTCTTAATGTTCATTAAACCAACTGCGACTGCACCTGCGGCTGCTATTGGTGCAAGTACAGGACCGATAACAGGCACTCCAACGGCTGACTTATACGCCGCCATTGCCGAAGTATAAGTATCTATTGTTGTTGAAGCAATATTTGCCGCTTTTTGTATATTAAACGCTGTTTTTTGTGCCTTCTTATTTTTACCTGCAAACAAAGTTGCTACATCTGCAAACGCTTGAAAACTTCCTTTGACTAAATCTAATTGTTTTTGTAAAGTAGCTTGTTTTTTTGCAAGTTCTTCTTTATCTAAATCTTCTTTATCCTTTGCATATTTTATGTCAAGTGCCTTTAAAATTTCTTTATTGTCCTTGTATAAAAGTTGGTCGGCTTCGTATTGAGTTGTTAATTTTGATAATTTTAATTCTTCTTCACTTAACGTAAGTTCTTTTAACTTTAAATCTTCAGCAGCTTTTTTGTCTTTGTCTGCTTTGTCTAATACGCCTTTTTTCTTTAAATAATCGTTTTCTAATGCTAACAATAAATCTTTATTTCCTTTAGCCGCAGTTATTTCTTTTTGATAAGCATCATAAAGTTTTTGTTGCTCGGTGTCGGTAAGTGCCGCAATTTTATCAAAAATTTGTTGGTCGTATTTATCTTCAATTTTTAATTTTTCTGCGGCTTCTGTTTTTTTTAATTCTGTTATGTCTAATTTATGTTTTGCCGCTTCATCGTAAAGTTCTTTGTATTTTCTTTGAACTCCAACAATTTCTTTTGCTTCATCACTTAATAAACTATCTGAATATGCTGTTTCAAGTTCTTTAATTTTCTTTAAAGCATCTTCTTTTTGTTTTACTCTTTCTTTTTCCTTTTCTGCGTTTTCTTTTCCACGTTCTTTAGCTGCATTTATTGCTTCTTTATTTTCGGCTGTTTCTTGACGCGCTAACATTTTTTTCTGCCTGTTCAATTTAATGCCAGTCATTGCACCTTCGGTTTCCGCTTCGTTCAACGCAATAGTAGCTTCACGAATTTCTTGCTTCATTTTTATTTCTGCCTGTCCGCCTAATGCCTTTGCTTTTCCTTTTAAAATTTCTAAATCTTTAGCAGCTATTCTTGTGCGTTCTGCTGCGGCTTTATTTTCTTCTTTTGTTACTAACGCAAGTGCTTTGCGTTTTTCATTCATTGAAGTAGTTTCATCCGTTAAAATCTCTCTTGACTGAACAAGTAATTTATTAACTTCTGATTGTGCTACTGATTGTTCTTTTTTGGCTTTATTATTTGCTTGTTGTTCTTTTTCTAAAGCTCTAACAATTTTAAAAGTTTTACCACTTGCTGCGTCTCCTAATTGTTTAAACGAATCAGCCGCTTCTCCGTTTGCGTTTTTAATCGCTTCGGAAGCACCTTTAAAATCTAAAGTTAAAAATTTATAAGCTGCTTGTACTGCGTAACCAAAAGCACGGACTAAACCCATAGTTGCGTCTTTTACTTGTGTACCAACTGCGCTTAAACCTTCCCAAACTGCCGCTATTTCTTTACCGCCTTTAACGTTAGATTGAAACGCTTCGTAAACAAGTTTTAAACCTGCAACGATTCCCGCAATAAGTAAAACAATTGGGTTTTTAAGCAAGTTCATAAATTGAGCGCCCAACTTCATTACGCCACCTTCTGCCGCTCCAAGTCCCGGTACAAGTCCTGTAATTGCAGTTTTAATTGCTGCAAACGTTCCCATTTTAGCGCCTGTTGCTGCACTTGCATTTCCTAAAGTTGTAACTCCTGCCGCTGCCGCTGTTGATGAAGCTGCAACTCCACCTATTTCAGCAGATGCCTGAGAAGCGTTTGTTTTAACTTGTATTTCAATTACTCTTTTTTCAGCCATTATCTTTTATTTTTTTTCTTAAGTTTCTTCTTAATGCTTGTTTATATTGTTCTTTTATGGAAGTAGTAAATTTATATTTACCTTTTGCTATGTCGATGTTTTCACTTTCTCCGTAAAAATCACTTAACAAAAGCATTTCTATTATTTTGTTTATCATTGTTGTTCTATTATTATGTAACTTGTATCCGTGTTTCCGTTGGTGTAGTTACTTGTTAAACTTATTGTAATTGTTCTTGCTGCGTTTGGTGGTACTCCTATTATTAGAAAACCTTCACTTGTGAATAATACGCTTGACAAAGTAACATTACTTGCATTTGCGCTTTTTTGAACTCTTACTTCATAAACTCCTGTGCTAAAATAAATTGCTATTTTGTGATTGCTTCCTGTTCCTACTGGACTAATTTCGTACTTAATTGGTTTTACTTCTTCAAAATCACTAATCAAAGAAAAGTTAACATCACCTGTTGTTAAGTCGCTTTGCATTTCATTTATTAAATAGCGTTTGTCTCTTATAACAAGTCGGTCGTTTAACTGAAGTTGTGTAAGTAAAGAAACAGGAAGTATCGTTTTAACTTTTACTAATCTATTTTTATAGTTATATAAATTTTCTAAATAGTTAGAATAGTAAATTTTATAAAGTGTATTCGGATTGTTTACTAAATAAAAACTTGAAATTTCTTCGCCAAAATTTAATGTAACAGGAAAAAAACCACCTAATGAATTTAATATATTTGTGTCTTGTCCAAATGGAACGTATTCTGGTATATGTGGACTTCCGCCGTCCCAATGTAAAGGTGTGCCTGTTATAGTTGTTAATTGGTTCATATACAACAAGCAAGGTTTAGGTATGTATGAAGCTAACTCTTTATTTAAGCAATAACCTACTTGCAAATTGTTTCCAAAATTATTATGTAGTAAATTTTCAAATGGACTTTCTATTTTGTATTCGCCACCGTCATAGTTCCAACCTATTTTTGCATTTCCATATCCGTGTGCATCTATATTTAAAGGATTTTCTAAAAATGCTTTATTCATTAAACTTTCACTATCTTGGTATTTAAACTCGATTGACTTGTACAACTTCATTCTTTCAATTTCAATGCTTGTAACATCAGTAAATTGTGTTATATCTCTAATAATTCCCCTTCCGTACCAAACAGGCAACGGGTCAAAAGTAAATACGTTCTTCTCATTTGAGTAAACTGTTATATTAAACTCTTTGCATATTCCAGAAATAAAATCGCTTATTTTCATATCTGGCACCATTTGTTGCAAGTTTATATTTCCCGATGTATTTTGTGATGAGTACGCGGTTGCTGTTCCTGTAGAAGAACTTCCGCCCCCTGTAAAGAAAATTTGTTTTGTATATATAAAATCTAAATCAACTGTGTTTACTGTTGCTCCCCTTAATTTAAAAGTAAATATTGCAGTATCTGAATTGTTAATACTTATTGAAAAAGGCGCGCTTAATGGAGTTGTACTTCCATAAGGCATTACAGTATTATAAGTAAATGATTGACTATAAACATCATTTTTGTAAACATCAATGTAAAAATCAAACGGGTCATATGGTGACAATGCAGAACAAAAAATTTGCAAAGTGTGCGCCATTGTTTGCGAAGAATTTTCAGTTGAAGGTAAAATATTAAATGTGTTGTTTGCTATATTAAACGCGGTCTGTGGGCTTAAATTATCATAACTAACACTTTGTATATCTATTGGTACTCCTTCGCCTTGTAAATTAATAACGTCTTTGTTTTTAAACCATAAAAATGCTTTTTTAAATAAATCCGAACTTAAAAATAAACCATTAAATGTTATTCCGTATTGATTTTGTATTAAATCAAAAATACTTGCAACACGAACCGCAGGAAATAATTCAGTATAAAAAAGTCTTCCGGTATTATGTCCTAAATTATTTACATTGCTTGATGGGTAAGTGTACCACTCTGGAAGGTTTGCTGTTGGTAATGGAACACTTGAACCAAACTGCCAAACTCGTTTAGAACTTATTAATGGATATCTAACATCGTAATCAGTTACTAAACTGTCTATTGTTATTCTATCGTAAACTTCTTTTTCTGTGTATTCGTGGTTTAAACTTGTGTAATCTAATTGGTTTAATTTGTCTTCGTTGAAGTAATCTTTTAAACTTACACCTGCTCCGTAAAATGTTACTGAATAACTATCAGGTCTTCCGTTTTTTAGGTTCGTCTTTTCGAGCTGAATTTTACCACGTCTAAATAACACCGTGTCAACTTCAATAAAAGCGTTGTATCTATTTTGATAGTCAATAATGCCTAACGTGTCAACATCATTTTGGTAAAAGTGTTTAAATATAGCGTTGTTAGTTGGTGAACACGGAATTGTAAATCCCTGTGAATAGTCGGTAAATATTTTACTTATATCCGAAATATTTTGAATAGTTGAACTTACGGAAATCTTTTCATCGTTGAATAATTCTAAACGTGCAAAGTTTGTTTCCGCTTGTGCAAAATCTGTTTCAATAAAAATACCAACTTCTCTTTTCATTATATTACAGAATTAATAACATCATAAGCAAACTCAAAGTCTAAACTATAATTTATTTGTTTCGTGTTTATATGCTTAAATAACTCCGTGCTTTTAGTATTAATCTTTGCAGGTTTGTTGTCTATTAGAATTCGTTCGCTTAACATTATTTGTTTTAAAACTTCCTTCCAAGTTTCGTAAACCCAACCTGTATTTACCTTAACACTTTTCTTTCCATTAGTATTAAATGTTTTTCTTTGTCCTTCTAATCCACTATAAAAAGTTGTTGGAAATTGTGATGTTTGCATCAAATTGTATTCCGTGTT